CCGCGTTGCCACTCAAAAAATAGGCCGTCAGACTTTGCTTCGTATTGTGTGCGGCGTGTTGTTTCAACAGCTGCAACTTGGTTGTTGTAATCGACGGCAGGCCATTGTGCGTCAAGTTCGGCTTGTGTAGGTTTTGGTGTTTCGTCTAACCATGTCAAGCCGTCGTAGGTGTCGCCATTTAGCGTCCAAGTTGTGCCGGAATAGTTTGCGGTAAGAATTGCCGAGTAGTCAATCATGCTGATATCTCCATGACAGTAATGGTGCTTGCATAGCGGCCTTGGTAGATGCTGTCGCCGTCGCTGAGAGTTCGGTTGATGTAAGCCGTTCCGCTGTTGTCTCCCGTGTTTAGGGCAAGTTTGTATGTGGTCGCGCTTGTGGTTGCCGGGCTGTCCAAGAAGTTGACTGAGGCTGGGACTACTTGGTCAAGGCTGTTGCTGTCTGTGCTCGTTGTTGCCCGAGGCCTTGTGCTAGCCGCGTCGCCAATACAAATTGCTGTCGAGCCTCTAATTAACTGGATGTTTGCAACACCACTAGAAGTAGCGCTACCAACAACGCTTGCCAATACCAATATTTTGCTAGAAGTTGCTGACGGCGTAATAGTCACTGAAAGCCCTGTAATGTCGGTAAAAGTGTTGGAAGTTGACGCGCTAAAAGTATCTGTTTTAGTAGTACTAACTACTTGCAGCACACGGAACGCGCCGCGCAATGCGTTTTGCTGTGCCGCTGTAAGCACCTGCCCTGCCGTAAACGCCGCTGGAAGTGTGGTGGGTGTTGCCATAAGTGCTCCTTATCCTAAGACATTTTCGGTGTCGATTGTGCCATATACCAGATCATCCAAGATCAGCTCAAACACCAGCGTGGTTGGGCTAGTGAATAGCGTTATGCGATGGCCTGTGGACAGGTCGATCTCATGCTGGATGCCCTCAATCGCCAGTTCTTGCGCCAGTGATGTGATCGTGACCCCACTAGTAAATGACTTTTCTATGGTGATCGTGTTGCCGATCTCAAGGACTGCCACGGTGTCACGCTGGGCATCGGTCAGGGATGCGAACAGGGTTGACACATTGGTGTAGCGCGCCTCTGGCTGGCCTACGAGGAGATAGTTGGCTAGGTCGAGGGCTGCTGTGTCGTTGTGTACTAGCGCGTCGGTGATGGCTGTGGTCTGAATAAAGTAAGTGGCCTGCGATGTCAAGTCTTCGGCGATCTCTGGGGTTGTTGCCCCAGCGTGGGTTACTGATGCGCGGTTGATGACCTGATTGGCCTCAAACGAGATGCCCACATTGTCGTATGGGATTGCTGTGCCGTCATCGTGGAAGTCTGCCGATGATGCTGAGAGCGTGTTACCGATGCGATCTTGAAATGTAAATACCCCGTCGCGCGAGATAAAGATGCGCCCCTGCACCGACTCGTTTATCTTGGCTGTGTAGGCAGCGACCGATGTGCCGTTGGGGACGGTGTATGCAGCTGCGCCGCCAAGGGTAATTGTTGATGTCTCAATGTTCTGTTCACCCGGCAGCTGAAACGCATTGACCTCAGGCAGAGCAAGTAGGGCGACTAGTCGAGCGCTGGCAAGTTGCTCGGTCACATTGAACTCGTTTAGGTAGGTCTGGCTGAGCAGATAAAAGTCATCAGCGCAAGCAACCGAAACTGTGTCGAGGCCGCCAAGATTAAAGTTGTAGTTGTAATCAACGATGTAGCCGTTGAACAGTTCCTCGCCTTCACGCGTCAGCACAACTTTACGCATAGGTGCTAGACCCGGCACAGCCTCGTCGGTGTTGAAATAGGGCGATAAAGTATCGAACGGATTGAAAATCCCGCCCGTGAAAGTGTCGTTAAGATCAAAGCTCATTGTTCCAGCAGTGAACTGGTCGCCTATGTCTCTGCGTCCACGGAACACGCTGATGCCTGTAGCGCCGTCAATAACGGATGCAAACTCTGTCGTACCGTCCAGCACATATTCAGTCGAGTCCAGCAAGCCCTTTACTGGGTCGTCAAGCGTGAACGCGTCTACGAGGAAGCCTGTAGCGATCTGTAGGTCGTAAGACCCTGACTGGACGATCGTGGCAGCCATTAGGCGACCTGTATTTGTGCTGGGCCGTCTACTCGGTTCATGGCTTTAATGCTGTTTACTACAGCGCGCCCGATGTCTGCTGATGTGGCTAGACCGCCGTTGACATTGACTGTGATCGGTGTGCCACGCTCGACCATGAACTGATCAAACAGGCTGGAGAAGTCTGCTGCGTTGCCTGTGATGCCGTAGTTGCCGCCCATGTTGCCTGCATAGTTCTTGCTTAGGTCTAGGACGCTTGAGGACTTGCCACCGCCGCCACCTGCAGCTGGGGCTGGGGCTACTAGCGCTGACTCGATCATTGCCATAGGGCTTGAGCCGATAGAGCCTGTGCCGCCTTCACGGGCTGCGCCACCGCGTCCAGATGCGCCGCTAGTGATCGCGTCTAATGTTGGCAAGGCTGTGTACTCAAGCATTGGCACGAGCGGGATCAGGTCAATGCTGACACCCGGTATGACATTGAGCGCGTTAATCAGTTGGTTTAGTCCAATGATCGCCGCGTTAATAATTTGGTTGATGCCGTTGGCAACTACCTTTACCGAGTTGTACACGCCGACAGCAAACTGCTTAAACGGCAGCATAAACTCGGCAATTGCTCGAGGGCCTTCGCGGTACAGCTCGTACAGCGCGGCGAGGGTAATCATGACTACGCCTAAGCCTTTAGCCAGCACACCAGCCGATAGCGAGACCGTGGTGAATGATCCTGCCAGCACAGCGTTGGCTGCCGTAATAACGATCTGTAAGGCGTTGTAAGCCTTCATAGCAATGTTGGCGGTAACTATGGCTGCTGTCATGGCTGCGATAGCGCCGATCACAATAAGCAGTGCCTTGGTGTTGTCTTGCAAGAATGTCGTAAAGTCCAGCACATAGGGCAGCAGTTTCTCCATGACGGGAATAAACGCCGCGCCGATGCTCTCCTTCAGTTCGTCCATCTGAATGCCGAAGTTCTTTAGACCGCCTTCAGCACTATTGGCAAAGGTCTCAGCTGCGCCGCCCACCGAATTGTTAAGCGCCTGCATGATCTCATCGGCAGTCGATGTTGATGTAATCACACCTTTAAGCGATGGGTCTAATTTGATAAGCGCAGCTACTTGACCGTTAAGAGCTTTAGAGACCGCGACGCTGGCAGATTCCATGTCAATGTTTTTGGCTGTAGCCAGATCGGCAGTGACCGCCATTGCTTTTTGGGACAACTCAAGCGAGCCTGTAGCGCGCACAAGGTTTGCCAACGCTGGGCGCAGCTGATCGTCAGCCATAGCGGTCTGCTTACTAAACGCGCTAATGGACTGCTCTACCGCCTTAATTTGTGCATCTGTGGCTTGTGTCGTAACCCGTAACTGGCGAGCCAACTCGAGCTGTGCAGCTTCATCTTCCATTGCTGCTTTTGTGGCTAGACCGATGCCAGCAGTTAAAGCACCGAGCGCGGCAGTGGCAGGCAGAAACGCTTTTTTAAGTGCAAAGCCTGTCTTTGCACCTACGCCGTCAAGCTGCTGAAACTGTTTAATGGCTTTGTCAACGCCGCCGCCTTGAAACTCGCTGATGATGGGGATAGACAGTGCCATTAGTTCAGGTCTTTCTGTATTTGGTTAATGGTTTTGAGCACCATTTTTTCCATTTCGCCCTCAATACCGCGTCGAGCTTTATAGACCGCTGGGCCGATTAGTCGAGTCCTACCCGGCATCGCCATAGCAAAGCCGCGCTCAGAGCTGACCGAGTCAAGTGATGTGCCTAAACGGTTTGTGTCTTTACGGCCTGCACCCTCAAAGACTGCTGTCGCTGGGTTCTTTTGCTCTATCAAAATTACGCCTACAGCGTTGCGTCGAGTATCGAAGCGCATCTTTACGCCTGACTGTGCCCCCGAGATCGTGAAGGGGAATATCTTGCGGCCTCGATCAGACCACTTGCGCGCCATGCCTGACAATGGAAACTGGCTGTATGCAAGTTTTGCAGCCTGGATTGCTGGCTGTGCGATCGCTGTTGCTTCAGCCTTAAAGTCTTTTTGCAGCTGCGGGTCAATCTTGCGTAGGGCGTTAATCGTTTCTTTAAGACCGACTACTTCGACGCTGTGAGAGACAGGCATGATTACTTCTTACGGTGCATCTGCTCAAGCACATAGGTGACAGTGTTCAGGTCTCGCATAGTGAACTCGATCTCCTTTGGCCAGAAGCCTGTTAACGCTAGGACTTCGCAGAGGCTTCGCCGCCAAGTCCCTCGATGAAAGGGGTCTCGTCTGCTACCTCGTTGATAGGTGTAATGGTCATGTCAGGGTTTTCGGCAACCCACTCGCGCCAGTTGGCTGGCACTTTGTCTCCAGCAAGTTTGCAAAGAGTAAAAGCCCAGCAGCACATGTCGCTAAAGCCAATGCCTTTGCCGTCTGCTGATCGACGGTTCTCTGTTCGTTCCCAGTCAACAATGGCAAGCATGTTGGTGGTCATCTCACGCGCTGGCTTACCGTCGCCAAGGTCAATAGATAGTTTGACTTTCATTGTTTCTCCTTTGTCGGGCAAGGCTCCGCTTGTGCGGTCTCGCTACTTGTAATTCTCAGCGGCTGGTGCCGCGAGATCATGCGACGGCTTTAGTTAAAACGCCACCGCTAAATGTCAGGTCGATCGTGGACAGTTCGCCGAGCGAAGCGTTAATCGGTGTATGTGCCGACAAGAACGCGCCCGTCAAAGTGTACGAAGGGTTCGCAGCACCGACAGCCGATGAAGATGGCTTTAAGACAAGCGTCGTGGTTGTGCCCACAAGGCTGTAAATGCTGGCTTCAGTCTCGCTTGCTGCGTAGCTCTGAT